CCACAGTGCCGCCTTCCGTGAACGAGGCGCACAGTGGCAGAAGCTTGCAAGAATGAATGGTTTGCGTGATGGTAGGCAGATCAAACGACGATACCAGGATGCATTGGTAAGGCTCTGGGCAAAGCTAAAGTACACAGATGATGAGATCATCGCAGAGTACTTTTGACGATATATGTCATAGCACTTGATTAAAAAAAACTATTGCTTGTATGAATGCACGAAATGTAGTATGGAATATGATATACTTAGGCAAATATTGTTTAAGTTATGTCAAACGCTGGCAGCTCCTCCATATCTTGTCGCAAAGAAACGGATCTTGAGCTGTCAGCACGACATACCAATTTACCTCGATAGTAACTTACCTGGCTAGGCACTAACCAACTGGCGCTTATCTGTCTCACTATTAGCAACACGTCTAGTCAGGTCTTTTTCTAAGAAAAGAACATGCCCAAAAGAAACGTAACAAAAGCACATATGGAAGAGATATGCGAAGGCATAGCGGAAGGTGTGAGCCTTACACGTATATGTAACGAGCGTGATCATCTACCTTCATGGCGTACTATTCTGCGGTATGTACAAGAGGACGAGGATGCGTACACACAATATCGTACTGCAAGATCTCTTCAGTGCGAAGTCATGCGAGATCAAATACTAGACTTAGTGCAAGCTCCATTGCCTGAGGATCCAAAGCTGGCTATGGCAGAAGTACAGAGGCGTAGGCTGGAAGCAGATCACAAAGATAAACACATACGTCAAATGCAACCGCTAGGTATCAGAGATAAAGCAGAGGATAAGCAGCAAGCTGGGCAGATCACATTGACCTGGAGTGGTGGTGATGTCACTGCTGAAGCAAGTTGATTTGTGTGTGTAGTGCATAGGCTGTGGCAGTGCTCGCGCACGCGAGGCAAGCATACCCAGAAGATTTGATTTTGTTTTAGATATGCCTGGTTCTAGGCGCGTGCTAGGCGCGTAGCATAGCTAACCTATTGTAATTACAGAACATGTGGTCGGGTTGCACACCCGATGACCCTATAATTTTGCCAGGGGCGCACCCCCACCCCCCGAAAAAGTGGGCGCTCCTTCTATACACGTATAAAACCCAAACAAGACACTCCGTCACATGCACATCGAGATACCGTATTCACCAAGGCCATTACAAAACCAATTGCATCAGGCGTTAGCTAAGAAGCGCTGGGGCGTAGTTGTATGCCATCGTAGGTTTGGCAAGACGGTCATGGCTATTAATCACTTGTTGAGAGCTGCTATTCTTTGTGACAAGCCTAACCCTAGGTTTAGTTACATAGCACCGACATATCGCCAGGCGAAGGCAGTTGCATGGGATTATCTCAAGCAGTTTGCTGGAGCGATACCGATGGTACGGTTTCACGAGACTGAACTGCGGTGTGATTTGCCGAATGGTGCTAGGATCCAGCTGTTGGGTGCTGAGAACCCTGATAGTTTACGTGGGATATATCAGGACGGTACGTGTTTAGATGAGATGGCAGATATGCCGGAGAGTTTGTTTCCTGAGATCATCAGGCCAGCGCTGAGTGATCGAAAAGGGTGGGCGTTGTTTATTGGTACGCCTAGAGGTCACAATGCGTTTTATGAGTTGTATGACGCAGCTGAGAGGCAACCTGATTGGCACACGGCTTTATTTAAGGCGAGTGAAACAGGGATCTTGGATGATGAGGAGTTAGAGGCTGCATCGGCTATGATGAGCCCTGACCAGTATGCACAAGAGTATGAGTGTAGCTGGGTAGCGAATGTACCAGGTGCTGTTTATGGCAAAGAGTTACAAGAGCTGCATGAAAAGGGGCGCATTACTTCAGTTCCGTATGATCCTAGTGTTAGGGTAGAAACTTTTTGGGATCTGGGTGTGGGCGATAGCACGGTGATTTGGTTTGTACAGCAAGTTGGGCGAGCTGTGCATGTCATAGATTATTACGAGAATAGGGGAGAGGGATTGCCGCACTATGCAAAGGTGCTGCAACAGAAAGAGTATTTATATTCGATGCATCATGCACCGCATGACATTGAGGTAAGGGAGCTGAGTACTGGGAAGAGTAGGCGAGAGGCTGCGTATGACCTGGGAATTAATTTTAGGGTTGTTCCGAAGTTACCGTTAGAGGATGGGATCCATGCTGCGAAAATGTTACTTCCTCGTTGCTGGTTTGATGCAGAGTTGTGCAAGCCTGGTCTTGAAGCTCTCAGGCAGTATCACCGCGCTTATAATGAGCGTTTGCGTAGTTTTAGGAACACACCTGTTCACGATTGGAGTTCGCATAGCGCGGATGCCTATCGGTATTTGGCGGTGGGTATCAGGGCTGTGTCGGACAGTTTACGTCCAGCTCAAAGAGATGCTGACAGCGGTTATAATCCGTTTGCGGCCTAGGAGATAAGTATGCGTAATTTTTTTAGACGATTGCGAGATAGTTTTAGAAGAAGAACAAACACTTCAAGAAACAGAACAAGTCAACGCACCGCTAGTGCAAATGCACGAAGGGCAGCAACTGAAGACGGTTCAGAAGCAAGATACCGCAATAGAAGTGCTTTGGGTCGTGCCGCTAGTGATCTTGCAATGGATGTTGGTCTTACACAAAGAGATAATCAGTATTACGCTAATCTTGCAAACCGCCAGGAAAGATCACAGCAAGCATTAGCTGATATGCGATCTAGGCGCAACAGACGCAGAAATCGCACTGATGACACAACGGATACTAAACCAACAGAAGAAGTTGATGATTTTGATACTAATACAAATACAAACACGACAACGCTAGATACTGACACTAATACAGCGCTGACGAATGTAGAAAATATATCTAACCAAACATTTGATAATACAGATAACATTTCTAACTACTTTGATAATACGGCAACGTCATTAGTAAATACAGCTGCTGGTCAGGAACAAAACCAGGCGTCTGCGCTTACTACATCTGTCGGTGAGGCAGAAGATGAAGCGATTAGCTATATGACAACTGGTACAGCATCGAATGTTTTAAACCCTGGTGGCGCACAAGGATTGCTAGGCGGTGATGATGAAGACGAAGACGATCCGTTTAACAGACGCAAAACGCTGATAGGCGCTTGATATGATGATAGCCAATAAGAAAAAACCCAAAAATATTGCTGGTATGATGGGCAAGAAGGCATCACAGCCAGCGCAAATGATGGGTAAAATGACGGTGGATCCGCTAGAACGCGCAATGCAGAAGATGGCTGGACGGACGCAAGGCGGTGCAATGGATGGCATCAAACTTAAAAAGAAACCGACTATTATGACAAGTTATGGAATTCTGTAATGGCTGAAGTCACAAAACTCGTACAGCAGCTCGATAGGCGATATAAAACGCTACAGACGCAGCGCAGCAACTGGGAACAGCATTGGCAGCAATTAGCTGACTACATGCTCCCTAGAAAGGCTGATATTGTTAAAAAACGTACACAGGGTGACAAACGAACAGAATTAATTTTTGATGGCACGGCAATACATGCAGTAGAGCTGCTGGCTTCAAGCTTGCACGGAATGTTGACTAGCCCAAGTACGCCCTGGTTTTCTATGCGATACAGAAACCCAGGGCTACAGAGGGATGATGCAGCAAACGAATGGCTAGAAGTGTGTACAGATCAAATGTACCAGCACTTCAATCGCTCTAACTTCCATCAAGAAATCCATGAATTGTACTATGACTTGGTGGTTTTCGGCACTGGTAGCTTTTACGTCAACATGGAACAAGACGGATTGCGGTTTGCGTGTCGGCATATAGCAGAAATATGTATATCAGAAGATAGCCAGGGTCGGGTCGATACGATCTATAGAAAGTTTAAACTGACCGCTCGATCTATCAAAATGCAGTTTCCTGACGCAACAATGCCGAAAGCTGTAGAAAAAGATGTCGATAATGATCCGTATAAAGAACATGAAGTTGTTCATGCCGTGTTTCCCCGTGCGGAGGCTACTGGGGCGTTTGCTAAAAATAAACCAGTAGCGTCTGTATATTATTTGGCAGATAGTCGGGAGCTACTA